TCTATTTTTTATTTACTTTTTTGTGTTATTATCAAGAATAATTTATCATCACTTATATATATATAATGACTGGTGGCACAATGCATTTAGCTGCTAGAGGTATTGAAGATTTATTTTTGACAGGAGCTCCTCAAATTAGTTTTTTTAAAATAGTTTATAGAAGACATACAAATTTTTCTGTAGAATCTATAGAAATTGGATTAAATACAAATATAAATTTTGATGATGAATATGAAATTATATTTGATAGAATTGGTGATTTAGTTGGAAAATGTTATTTAAAAATAAGATTACCCGAAGTATATTTTAAAAGAGATGAATTTTCTTTACCATATGCCCCATATAATGATACTCCAGACAGTGAACAAAATAATTATGATATAGTAAAAACTTATATGGATTATAATATGAAAGCATATAGAGTTGCAAAAGATAATAATGACGTAACGAATATGACGATTCAAAAATTTTTAAAAGATATAGGTGATCAATTTGCGGGAGATGGACAAACAGCATGGAACAATTATACAGATTTAAGAAATAATCAAGATACTTCTGAAAATATTTATTCAACAATGTATAATGCATCAATATATGATATTTATTTAATATATAATGCAAATATATCAAATTTAACAAATTCAGATATAAATAAAATATTTAATGAAATAAAATTTACTATACATAATTCTGTAAAAACTATCAAACATTTTTGGGGAATTTATATATATAAATATAATATTTTTAAAAAACGGTCAACAAATAATTTAAAATTTGCATGGAATGAAAATATAGGATATAATTTAATTGATTATATAAATGTTACATTGGGTGGAGAAGAAATAGATAGACATTATGGTAATTTATTTGAATTAACTTATCAACAATCACATCAAAAAAATCTTAATGTAGTACATGACAAACTTATAGGAAATTTACCAGAATTAACTATTTATGATGAGACAAACAAACCGTCTTATATAATAACCATACCGTTAAATTTTTGGTTTAATAAAAATATGGGTTCTGCGTTTCCTTTAATAGCTTCCCAATATTCTGATTTAGCGATGAAATTAAAATTAAAAAATATTAATCAATGCGGATTAGTTGAAGGTATATCTGGTGAAACATATAGTTTAGAAGATTTATGGAATGATAAAAATTATAGATTAGAAGTCAGTTTATTAGTAGATTATATTTTTTTAGATGGTCAAGAACGTAAAAAATTTGCTCAATCATCACATGAATATTTAATAGAAAATTATCAGACAATTACATATCCTTTAAGCAATTTACAAAGTCAATTAAATCAAGAAAATTTAACCAATGAATCTATAATAAATAATATTGTTTCAATGAGTGTAGATTTAGATATAAAACATCCATGTAAACAAATATTATGGAGTTTTCAAAAAGAAAAATATTTAGAAAATAAGGATGGTATATTAAAATGTATATATAATAATTATTCTATTAATATAAATGAAAATAATAATCCGTTAAAAAATGCAAATATATTATTAAATGGATACGATAGAATGAATAAAAAATTAGGTACAGGAGAATATTATAATCTTGTACAATCATATCAACACAATAGAAATATACCAAAATCAGGTATATATTCATATTCATTTAGTATTTTTCCGGAAGAATTACAACCATCTGGATCGTGTAATTTTAGTAGATTTTCTGGACAATCATTAAATTTTGATTTAGATGAAAATATGTTTTATTATGCAAATTCAGATATAGATCCAACTATATCATCTCCACAAGAATTAGAAAATGAAATAAATGAAAATAACGATGTGGATATAGATGAAGATATTATAAGCTTACAGAATTATATAAAATATATTTATACTGATGTCATATTAAATTTATATGCTAAAGCTTATAATGTCATAAGAATTAATGGTGGATTTTCTGGATTAGCATTTAGTTTTAATTAAATTTTTTGTGTTTGTATATGAAATTATTTAATAAATAAAATATATATTAAATTAATATATATATTATAATGACTGGTGGTTTATTACAATTAGTTGCTGTTGGAATAGACAGTATATTTTTAACTTCAAATCCATCAATAACTTTATTTAAAATAGTATATCGTAGATACACTAATTTTAGTCTGACAACAAGAAATAAACAAATAAAAAATTTAGTAGATTTTGATAAAGAAGGTTATTACATTTTACAAAAAGAAGCAGATTGTATACACAAAATATGGCTTAATTTTGATATATCTAATTTGGACTTATCATATGGGAATCCAACAAGAGAATATATTAATGAAATTTGTGCAAAATATGGGTTTACTATAAATTATCAAACAGATGGGAGTAATAATACTATAGTTACTCCAGATGATTATCAATATATAATTGATGAAATTAATAATTTTATACAGAATGAAGTGAATGAAAACAATAAATTTATAGATTTAATATATCTTAATAATGAATATAATACAGATATAGATATTAATACTCAAAAATCAAATATAATAGCAACATTTAAATTAAAACTTGATGCATTATATAATTCATATTATAATGAAGTTTTTGATTCTAGTGGAAATGTTAAACCAAACAAACATTCTGTCGATCAAAATGGTAAAATTAACATTTTTTGTCCATATATGATTTATGTAAAATTATTGACACTTAAAATGATGTTTGCAGAACAAAAATTAATATCAGAAACATCAGATTTAAGTCCTATTAATTTAAATACCGATATAAGTGGAGATTATTATTATTTAGATAATAATTTTTATAATCATCCAGAATATGCATTAGGATTATTATATGGTTATGAACATGGGGATAAATTAAATAATGTATACACGTATGCAATAAATAGAGCTTTAGAAACAAATAATTATTTAGTTACTCCATTTGCAATTAATGATTTGGATAAATATGTCAGAGAATGTTTATTGATGGATAACAAACAAAATATATTTTTATATGATTCTACAGATAATAATTTAAATAATATTAAAATGTATCACAATAAAATAATAGATGTATTTCAAAATACATTACAAATTTTAAATAAGATTATTACTGGATATAATCCAAATAATATTAGTTTAGATAATTTTGGTGGAATTTATAATTTTGTAAGTTTATGTAAATATTTAAATACTCAGATTGATTTATTAGATCATCATTTAGATAATCAAATTTATTTAAAAATACAATATAAAAATTTAATAGATATTATTTATTATAAATTATTGTATGTTTATAATTTAATATATAATCAATATTATGTGCAAGATATTTTTAAAGATGTAAAAGATATTACACCTGAATTACTTATTTCATCCGGACCATTGATATATGATTATTATAATCTTGCAAGTTATCTATTTTTGATGATAATAGATGCACATACAAATAATACAGTATATAATACATTATATTATCATGAAGAAAGTAAATTTTTTAATATGTATACAAAACAAAATTTAATTGATAAAAGTCAAATACAATATAAATTAGATCTGGAACAAATTTTAAGAACATATATGATAGATTTAATTAATTCACAATCCAAATTTTTAAATTCTAGATCATTTGATGATAGTATATTTAATATTAATGAAATTAATGATATTTTGTATAATGAATATTTAACTCAATTAACATATACTTTAATTGGTACACAAATGTATTTTGGAGATATATATGGCAATATTCCAGGCAGTGAATATTTCCTTTTTAGAGATCAATTTGGTAATTCTCATGAACAACCAAATTCAGAAAATTTTTATTTTGGCGCCATACAACAATTATATCAATGTATGTTATTATTACATATTATAGAATCAAATATACCAAATAATCCTAATTATGTAGATATTTGTGGGAATTATATGGGAAATTTATCCGATGTTTCTCCTTATTATGGATATAAAATGTTGGAATATTTTAATAAAATAATAGAATCACAAAATAATCGTAATATTCCTATATTAAACTTTAATAATAGTCCAGAAAATGTTGCTCAATATATTGATCTTGATGTATATAAAATATTAAATAAATTTTTAAAAGATTCAGATATTATTTATGATTCAAATAGTTTCTCTAAAAATTTTATTTATAGTTTGACTCAAACATTAAAACAAAATCAATATGCAAATATTGATATATTTTATAAAAAAATATTAAATTCCATATTGATTCCATCTCATCATAATATAGTAATAAATAATAATATAGATCTAAATGCACGACAATATAATAATATATTAAATATGGTATATCAAATGAAAGGTGATTATTATAAATTCATATTCTATAAAACATTTACAAATAATGTTTCCGATACTACAAAATTTTCAACGATATTAAATTCAAATATTGCGGGATTAAATGATAATGTGATAAATTTATTTAGTCCATATACAATAAATAAAGATACATATGAAATATATTTTGCAACAGAAATTTTAAAAGTAATTGAAAAAATGAGTTATAATATAGAATTAATATATGAAAATAATTTTTTTATTGATTATTTCAATGATATAAATTTATGGACAAAATTATTATTGAATTCTCAACAAACAAAAGATATATTACAGAATTTAACATTTGACGAAACCGGAAATTTAATAAATTTACATTATTATTTTGATGCAAGTGGTATACAGCCTAGATCAGTATATGATAATACGCAACCATATTACATTCCATCTGGATACAATATTTTTGACAAATTTATTTCTCCTTTGGATAAACTTATAAAAGAAAATATAATATGTTTAAATTATACACCACTTCATGTAATAAAAGATATATTTTCTGATATTTATAACAATATTAAAATAGTCAATTATTCATCTACATATTATTATAATGATAATCCTATTTATATAAATTTTTCATTAAATTTAGATCAATTATGTTTATTTGATTTTAGAGATTTAGTAGAATATAATCCATTAGAAAATATTTCTGGTTCAAATGTGGATATTATAAAAAATAATAATATTTTTAAAAATGATCTATACAAGACATTTTTTTTAAATGTCCTATTAAAAGTAAACGATAATTCAACTGTTATGAATACTGATAATTTTCAAACACAAATATTTGAACAAAATTTATTTAAAATTGCAGATTATGAATATCTTAAATCTTATGCAAATAATTATTTAATTACAGAAAGAATAGCATTATTTGGCTTATTAAGACCAGAAAATTTAATAGATATAACCAAAGATTTTTCATCAGATAATGTAAAAATATATTCTTTACAAAAAGATGGTTCTGGAAATATAGTATATGATGCTTCAGGAAATCCGATACAAACAACTGTACAAAAAAAATTATATGCGCCATTAGTAAGAGGTATAATTGAAAGAATTAGAATAAAATTAATATCTATAATTTATACTGAATTTGTAGATTCAATAAAAACACAATATTCTAGTTTAGCAGATGGAATAATATATATTTTACTACAAAATCTTACAAATTATGTTCATAATATAATTGAACAAGTATTAAATAATTATTATATTTTTGATAATATTAAAAACTTAAATTCATCCGTTTATTCCTATACAAAATATAAAAATAATGGATATATATTTAATCAATATAAAGATTATACAAAAATCACGATAACGGGACTAAATAGGTATATATTTTCATCTCCAAATTATATATATGCACCCAGTTCTATTTGGTCATATATAAATAAAATGCAAATTAGAGAATATAATAAATTATATAATGAAATATTAATATCACAAAGTTATTATGATAATAATTTAGGAGCTTTTATGAGAAATGTATATGATGAATTTAAATTTAGATTGGAAAGAATTCCCCAATTAGATTACCCAAATTTACCTATTTTTTTACCAACTAATTATTCACAATATTATTATTCATATAATATAGATATTTCAAGTAATATTATTACTACAGGTGGTGATAAAATAAATTTTACATCGGATTATAATATTTATGAAAATTATAAACAAACAAAAAATATTATTAATTTTACTAATGGACAAGAATATTTACCACAAGACATAGAAAATTTATCTTATCCTGTATCTGATTATGGATTTGATTATTATGCTATAGGTGATATTGGAACATTTGATATTTCTGGAAATAATTATTCATATAATATAAAAACATTAGATTATTCATCAATATATAATCCCCTAACACAGTCAGACAACTTAATTGACTGGTATTATATAATAAATTCTGTGATGTTAAGCATTGATATTGAGAGAAGTTTTACAAGTCCTCCTTTTAACTGGGGCGATACATATATATTTTATCTTGTAGGAACAGGTTGGGATTCTCAAACTACTAAATATACAATTGCTTCTTATAATGAAGCACATATTGCACAAATGTTACCTTATTATTCTAATTTAATGCGTATACGAAATAAATATAGGGATCCCGAAATAGCAAAATTATCCCTCTCCGAAATAATTGATTATTTTAATGATTGTTCGGGAGGAGTTTATAAATATTATTCGGATGCCGAACAACAAATAGCCGAAAGAGTTAAAACTAAACTATTAAGTGGTTATTATAATTCATATTATGATATTTTAAATGTATCAAAAAATAATTCGGGTGGTGGATTATCAATAAAAGATTATGTTTATCAATATACGGATTTATCTCAAAATCCTATATATCCAATTAATAATTTAGTTTTTGATCATATGCAAGATTTGGATTTATCGGGAAATCCTATTCCTATTGATAAATCAACTTATCAAAGTCCGTCACATAATTATTTTGATGAATTTGTTAATTATGATTCTACTAGAAAACAAAATGTAAAAGACTATGCAGATTTAATACTTAGTAGAATAATAGATAATATAAATTCAAATATCGGTGAGAATTATTTTAATGGATTCAAACAAAGATCTGATATTGTAAAATTTATGATTTATTTAATTATGTTAGATGTTAATACATTTCTAAATACACCATTTGTTAATAATATAATAAATTTAAATATAGATATATATGATCAATTAGTATCAAATACTTATGCAGAATATAAATTAAATTACTTTAATACAATAAAAAATATTACAATCCCAAGAAGTTCAAATATAATTATCACAAATAATGATAAAATTAAATTTTCGTCCGAATTAGCATATATTGATTTATTATATCATATTCCCGATTATTATACTCAAACCGATATATTATATTATGGTTCGGAATTAGATACATGGTTACGTAATGTAATTTATAAAAATCCAGTAAAATATTGCTGGGTTAAAGAATTAGGATACTATTTATTAGAATATTGTAATTTTTATCTAGATGAACTATTAATAGATGGATATAATTCTAATCTTTTGTCATTGTTAGATAAGATTAATGGAATTCAAGATCATAAAAATGGAATTGATATATTAAACGGTAATACTGAATATAATATAACATATGATACGTCTAATAAAGGAAATCTAAAAATAAAAATACCATTAAAATTTTATTTCTGTAAAGATATTGGATTATCTATACCTATGATTAATTTGTTATATACCAAAGGAATTATTAAATTTAAAACAAGAAAGATAGAAGATTTATTGATTTACGATGATAAAGCTTTAATGATAAAAAAACCAAAAATAAAATGTTCAACTACAATACAATATATTTATTTAGAAGAAGATGAAAGAAGACGTGTTGCAAAATCAAAGATTGAATTTTTAATAGAAAAATTTAGATATTGTGGTTTATACAAATATAATAAAACTAATCTAATAGAAAATAAAATAATTACAAGATTAAGAATTGCTGATCCAACTAAATATATATTATGGAGAATAAAAATAATATATGATAATAAAATGCAAAATAATTATACATGGAATATTAACGGTTATCTTGATGAGAATTATAATCCACAAAGAATAACTGAATCTATAAAAATTTATTTTAATGGGTCTACTAGAGAACAAGGAGATTCTGAATTATTTAATTTAATAAATCCTCATATGAGATGTGTCGGTAGTTTAGAAGAAGATGAATACATGTATATCTTTGCATTATATCCATTATTATATCAACCATCTGGTTCTGCAAATATGACAAATATTGAAGATGTAATAGTAGAGCATACATTTAATTCTTTCTTTTTATCAGAATTAGAAACAAAAGGATTAAATTTTGAAATAGAATATTGGGCATTTGGTTATAATATTCTTCGTTTTATGAGTGGAATGTGTGCCCCAATATTTTATATATAATTAAATTTACTTAGTTATCAAATAATACTGCTCCCAAACCATTTGATATTCTTAAAATATTGTAAGTTTCGGCATAAGCTCTAAATAATCCAACATTATTAGTAGATAATATTGGATTAATTGACATTTTAATTTCGATAGTTTCTATTTTACTCATATTACATGTTCCAGAATGTTGTAAACTATTTGGATTTAATGAGAAAAAATAACAATTTGTTCCAATAGGTGGAGGATTTACACATTTTTCATATATTTGATTTAATCTGAAATATTTAGTATCTCTAAAACTTAATCTTTCTTTTTGATTAAATAATATAGTTTCATTTAGAGCTAAATGTTTATCAAATATTGGTGTAGCATCTCCTATATTATAAATTTGTGTGGTTATATCTATATCTTGGAGAATTTTATGTCTAGGTGTATTTGTGTAATTATAATAGTCTAATGCATCATATATATATTTTTGTTGTAATACCCATATTATAAATTTACATGGATTATCTATATTGACTTTTACAGTTTCACTTGGACCAACTATATTATTATATTCAGTATAATATAATTGTTCTATAATATAATCTTGTTTGGTTTGGGCAATTTGTAATCTTTCATCTTCATCAATAAATATATAATTAACTAATAAATAAGTATCTCCCAAAATTAATGTTTTTAATTTATTGTATTTATAAGTTGCTGGATTAATTGTTATAGATTTTTGATTTTGCATTGCCGGCAAAACTTCATATAGGGATGTCATTCCTATTATTTTATATTTTGACATAACTATAGCATTATATGGGACTGTTTTAAAATTAGATTTAGATAATAACGTATAATATAATTTTTTAGAATAACAATCAAAATATCGAAATCTTCCATATACTATATTACCATCAATATTTTGTTGTATATATTCATTTTCAATAAAACCTGTAATATTATCACTACATATAATATAATGCGAAGGACTAAATATTACACATTCATTCCATGGTTTTAGTGAAACATTAATTTTTACATCAGAATATTGTAAACTTACTAAAGGAAGAGCATTTGCACTGGAACGACAAAACCAAAATTGTAATGGTATATATATTTTATATGATGGTTTTCCATCAGTAAAATTAGTTAGGTCAGGTATGTCTCCTATCATTTTTTTAAATGATGGCTGATTTGCATTAATATTAAACATTTCATTCCATAACATCATCCATTCTCCATAATGTTTACAGATTTGTCTTCCATTAATTTCTATACTTATTGTTTCGATTAATGAATATCCTGGATAACGTACCCATGCAACTTTTGTAATGTTATCATCAAATGATGGTATTGGAGGTAAATTTATAACTAAATATGTTTTTTCCATTAAATCACCATTTTTACCAATAGTCGCCGATATTTGAGTATCAAAATCCGGTCTTTGTATAAAATTTTGTCTTATTTCTTCTCTTGAAAAATTTGTATGTCGTTTATATACAACTTTAAAATAAGTTATTTGTGGATCATTTGTTAAAAATATATCTTCTATTCCATATGCAACTAATTGTAATATACTACCAGTCATAATATTAATACAGAAAGTATTTTTATGTAAATTACATATTTTTAATTTTATTTAATTAAAAATATTTAACAAATTAATCTAATAAGCTAATCTAATGCTTGGGCTATTAACACCAGATGCAAGAAGTATCATTGGGCGATATACTTGTTCAACAAGTGCACTGAGAAGAGAAACTTGATCACGTGATGTACGGTTAACACATGATTCAAGATTAGCTACTGATGAACGGAGATTTGGAATACGGCTAGCACCTTCAATATCTGAAAGTGATACAGTTGATGGTAAATTAGCAGTTAAAGCGCTATCTACATTAACAAGATTGTAGAAGGCTCTAAGATCATTAAGAGCTTTACATACTTGTTTGTTGTTTTCTTCGATTTGTGATAATGCTTTTTCAATACGTTTTTTATCTTCTTCAACAAGATCTTTACCACGGTTGTTTAATTCTGATACAATCATTCCATACATATTTCTCATTTCTTTGGCAACTGGATCTTCACAATGAGAACCACCATGCTGCATTACCATACCAGGCATTACCATACCAGGATGTCCAAAATTCATACCTACACCCAAAGCAGGACCAAATTGACTAAGTCCTGTTGGCATAATATTTAATTGTTGAGCCATCATATTTAATGTACGTGACATTGCTTCTGCACGATTTACATTAGGGCTAACAAAATAATTAAGACCTTTTGAAGAAGAGCCTAATCCAGATGTTTTACGTGGTAAATCACTTAGTGGTTCATCGGCATTTCCATGAAGAGCTGGATTGTTACGATATAAAGATACTACAGATTTAAGATATTCTACTAATTTAGAATTACCAAGGATTGCAGTGGCAGTGGCTTCACCTTTTTGTTGATTTCCCATATTAGCTGTAAGACGTTTGGCAAGATTTGCACGCCATACTAAAAATTCTTCTGGAGTTCCATCTCTATTTACTTGAAATGCGAATGTTTTTAATAATTTACCAAGTACTCTTGGGTGCATTTGTGCAACTTCTCTGCGTGCTTTATCATAAATATCTGAACGACTAACAGCACCTAAACATCTTGCAAGTTCTCTTGGATCGCCTTTGAGAATGCATGTGTATATTTCACTAGGCACACCTTTATCTAATTCGATTTTTTGTCTATCAGTGTCAACATTTCCTCTCATGATATGACCATCTGCTCCTTGACGGTATACATTGTTTGCAATATCATATACATCAGCTAATTCACCTTTAACTTTCATAACACCACGTTGAACTTCATGTTGGACATATAAACAATTTCTGACAAATCTGTTTGCATCTAATTTGATTTCACCAGATGCCCATTGATCGAGACCAACTAAATTACCACCAGATTGCTTACCAGCTTTTTTGTTGTACATATTTTGTAACCAATCAGCGCCTACACCTGAAATGCCTCCAACAATTTGACCATCGGGGAGTTTGGTTCCATTTGGTAAAAATGGAAGTGTTGAACCAAAAACACTGATATTGCCTTGTACACCATCTTTTTTCTTAAGATTTAATCTTAATTTAGTTAAATCAAGACCTTCTCTTGGATTATATACTGATCTGTTTGTTTTTTCTTCTTCTATACTTACAAAATTAGTATTTTGAGTATAAAAATCACGTGAGTCTTGTGTAAGATTTGCCCAATTTGAATATAAACGTGCAATTTCAGTGTGATCACTTACTGCACTATGAGAAGTAGTACCAATTGCATCTAATTTACGATGATGTGTTGCAACTGCATCAACAAAGTCGACAAATGCTCTAGAAATAGTTACATCATCATGTGCTTCTGGTTTGTTGTCCTTAT